GAAACCTGACCAGTATGCACAGATGATTAGCTTAATGAAAAAAGATGTCATCAAGAAAGTAATATATGACTACTACTTAATGGGTGGAGCTGCAATACAAGTTATCTATGGTAAGGGAAGAAAGCAGATAGTTCAGATAGAACACATACCAGTAGAAACACTTAGAGCTGAAATAAGCTCAGAGAAAGGTCAAATAGAAGGATATTACTACTTTCCTGATTGGAGCAAGTACAAGTCATCTGATGAGCTTAAAAGAATACCTGCATTTGGTACATCTAAAGAGAATATAGAGATATTGTTTATTAAACCATATAAAGCAGGTTACTATTACTACAGTCCTCCTGCATATACTGGTGGATTACAGTATGCAGAGTTAGAAGCTGAAATAAGTAACTTTCACATGTCAAATATTTCTAGAGGATTAGCTCCTAGTATGCTTTTAAATTTTAATAATGGAATACCAAATGAAGAAGAAAGATCATTAATAGAAAAAAAGATACAAGAAAAGTTTACTGGATCAAGTAATGCAGGAAAATTTATACTTGCATTCAATGATAATTCAGAAACACAAGCTAGTTTAGAGGCAATACAGTTATCTGATGCCCATAATCAGTATCAATTCTTAAGTACTGAATCACAAGAAAAGATATTAGTAGCTCATAGAGTTGTTTCTCCTATGCTTTTAGGTATAAAAAACAATACTGGATTAGGAAATAATGCAGATGAAATGGAGAAAGCATCTGTACTTATGGATAATATGGTTGTAAGACCTTATCAAAATCTTATGATTGATGCATTTGATAAGATATTAGCATTTAATAACATATCATTAAACCTTTATTTCAAGACATTACAGCCTTTAGAGTTTACAGATTTAACAAATGTTACAGATCAGGAAACAAGAGAAGAAGAAACTGGACAGAAATTAGCTCTAAAAAAAGGTATGCAGATACATAGACCTAATGACCATCTTACAAAAGAGGTAGCAAAGCTCTTAATTGATATGGGAGAAGATGAAGATTTAGATGGATGGGAAGTAATATCAGAAGATGTAGTTAATTATGAAAAGGATGACAAGCAAAATGAAATGTTACAATTAGCTGTCAGTACTGGATCAGCAAAACCTGCTAGTAAAAGTGAACAAGATTCAGGTTTATTTAAAGTCAGATACAGATATGCAGGTAAATTAACTAAAAACAAGAAAGGTGAAGTAGTAACAAGACCATTTTGTCAAGCTATGTTAAAGGCTAAAAAGATATATAGAAAAGAAGATATAATAGCTATGGATAGTCAGCCAGTTAATGCAGGTTGGGGAGAAGGTGGTGCATCTACTTATTCTATTTGGTTGTATAAAGGTGGAGGAAATTGTCATCATGCATGGAATAGAGTGGTGTATTTTAGAAAAAGAAATGATCAAGGAGAGTTTCTACCTAATAAAGGCATAACAAATGATAAAAGAGTAACAGAAGCTCAAGCTAAAAACATAGCAGGTGGATTTACTCCTGAAAAAAATGCAAAAAAAGTAGCACAAAAACCTAAAGACATGGCAAACAATGGCTTTGTAAATAAAAGATAACAATGGCAGCAACAGTATTATTTATAAATAGAAATGATTTAGTACAAAATACTATAATAGATGGGAATGTCCAGGCAGATAAGCTAATGCATTTTATCTCTATAGCACAAGAGATACATGTTCAGCATTATCTAGGTACTGACCTATACAATAAAATAGCAGAATTGATAAGAACTGATAGTATTGCTACAACTGTTTATGAAACATTACTAATAGATTATGTTCAGCCTATGCTAATTCATTATGCAATGGTTGATTTCCTACCATTTGGTGCTTATCAAATTAAGAATGGTGGAATATTTAAACATGTATCTGAAAATGCAGAGACAGTTAGTAAGACTGAGATAGATTTCCTAGTTGAAAAGGAGAGAACTATGGCAGAGTATTACACAAGGAGGTTTATTTCTTATATGGATTTTAATCAAACATCATATCCTGAATATACATCTAACACAAATGATGATATATATCCTGATAGAGATGAGCCAACTTTTCAAGGTTGGGTATTATAAAAGTTAAATATGAAAATATATAAACCTAAGCAAAAAAACATTATAAAGTTAATGAGATATATAAATAAAAAATTAAAAATAAGAAAAAATGGCAAGTAGTTTAACAGGAATATCAATAGCATCCAGTTATGATTCTCTAATAAAGGTAGGGAACAATGATGGATTGACTTCATCATTACAAGTTCTATCTGATGGGTTAGGAACTGAGAGTGGAATCAGTATGAACAATACTGGGGATCTAACAGCAACTGGAACAGTAACAGCAAACAGCTTTGTTGGAGCTTTGAGTGGAAATATAACTGGAAATACAACAGTTTCAGGTACTTTGACATTTGGATCACTTTCAGATGGTACAATTACAATAGCAGACTTTAAAGATGAAGATGATATGTCTAGTAATAGTGCTACATCTTTAGCTACTCAGCAATCAATTAAAGCATATGTTGATTCTCAGTTAGGAGTTCAAGATTTAGACTTTCAAGGTGATGCAGGTGGGCAACAAGCTATTGATTTAAACTCAGAAGTATTCTCAGTAGTAGGAACAGCAAATCAAATAGCTACTAATTCTACTGGAAATGCATTAACAATCTCATTAAATCCTAATATAAGTGGATTAACTTCTGTAGCTGCTACAACTTTTACTGGTGCATTGACTGGAAATTCTACAACAGCTACAACATTAGCAACTTCTAGAAATATTGCAGGTGTTGCCTTTAATGGTAGTGCTGATATCTCATTATCTACAAGCAATATAACAGAAGGAACAAATGAATATTTTACAAATGCAAGGGCAGATGCAAGAGTTAATTTACAAACTGGAGCAAATTTAGATTTATCAAGTAAATCAACATCAGATTTAAGTGAAGGATCAAACAAATATTTCACAGATGAGAGAGTGGATGATAGAGTAGGTAGTTTAGTAGTTGCATCTACTGGTATTTCAAGTGTATATAATGATACAGCAGGTACATTAACATTAACTAACACAGCACCTGATCAAACAGTAGCTTTAACTGGAGGAACTGGAATAACAGCATCAGGTACTTATCCAAACTTTACAATTACAAATTCAGCTCCTGACCAAACTGTTGCAATAACTGGTTCTAATGGATTGACTAATGGAGGCACATATCCAAACCTAACTATAGCAGGTAATGATGCATCAACAAGTGCTAAGGGTGTAGCTAGTTTCTCAGCTAATCACTTTGATGTTGCTAGTGGAGCTGTTAGCATAAAAGCAGATTCCATTAGTGATGACTTAATAGACTTTGGAACTGGAGCAGGACAAGTAAGTTCAGATGATGTTCCTGAAGGCTCAACTAATTTGTATCTAACAAATGAAAGAATAGATGATCAAGTTGCTACATTAATTGTAGGAGGAAGTGGAATAAGTGCTACATATAATGATGCAGCAGGAACTTTAACTCTAGCTAATACTGCAAGTGGAATTGGATTAGCAGATTTCTCAGCAGCAACTTCAGGAATAGGAAGTCTAGCATACAACAATACAAGTGGACAATTTACATATGTAGGTGCAAGTAAATCTGAGATAGATGGGTTAGGAATAGCAGCTGCAACAGCAGCAAACTTAACTGGTACTCCAAACATAAGTGTTGGAACTATAGCAGCAAGTGGGAATATTACTGGAGATTTAGTAGGAGATGTTACTGGAAATGTAAGTGGTTCATCAGGATCAACAACTGGAAATGCAGCTACAGCTACTTTGGCAGCAACTGCTACAGCTTTAGCAACTGCAAGAAACATATCAGGAGTAGCATTTGATGGAACAGCAAACATAACTTTAAACACCTCAGCAATAACAGAGAACACAAATCTTTATTATACTGATGCAAGGGTTCAGGCAGTTTCAATTAATGCAGTATCAGAAGATTCATCACCAACATTAGGGGGTAACTTAGCAGGAGGAGCTTATAACATAACTACAACTGGTAAAATTTACTATGCTAATGTATTTTCTACAGAAGGTGATTTACCAAGTGCATCAACTTATCATGGTATGTTTGCACATGTACATGGAACTGGGAAAGGATATTTTGCACATGCAGGTAACTGGATTAAGTTAATAGATGAAACAAATTCAACAACAGATGTTTTAACAGAAGGAAGTTCCAATCTTTATTTTACTACAGCTAGAGCAAATAGTAACTTTGATACTAAGTTAGCAGCAGCAGATTCAGATGACTTATCACAAGGAACTACTAATCTTTACAATCAAACACATACTGGTGATGTTACTGGTGCAACTGCATTAACTATTGCAAATGATGCAGTAACTACAGCTAAGATACTTGATGCTAATATTACAACAGCTAAAATATTAGATGCTAATATTACAACTGCAAAAATTCTTGATGCAAACATTACAACTGCAAAACTGGCTAATGATTCAGTTACAGCAGACAAAGTTGCATCAGATCTTAGAGCAGTCCAGTATATTGGATTAGATTCTACAGACTACATTAGTTTTACTGACAATAGTCAAATAGATTTTTTCATTAACAACAGTAATGAATTTAGATTTTTAGCAAATGGGGATGGTCATTTTGATGGGGATGTCATTGCATACTCTACAACTACTCCTTCTGATGAAAGATTAAAAGAAAATGTTAAGGTAATTGAAAATCCATTAGAAAAGTTAGACAAGTTAAGAGGTGTAACATTTGACTGGATAGATAGAGAAGATAAAAGATCAGGTGGTATAATAGCACAAGAGCTAGAGAAAGTAATGCCTGAGCTAGTAAGAGAAGTTGATAGCCTTAAAAATGAGGATAGCTTTAAAGCAGTAGATTATAATGGTCTTATTGGACTGTTAATTGAAGCTGTTAAGGAATTAAGTGATAAATGTAATAATTGTAATAAATAAATAAGATATGGCTTTAATAGGGAAAATTACTTTATATGAATTGGTCAAAGACACAGATAATCCAATATATGAAACTGTTGAAAGACCTGATGGGACTGAAGAAACAATTGAACAATACCCATACATTCAAAAAGAGGGTGAGGTTATTGAGGATGCTTATGTATTAGTTAAAATGGCAGCTATTCATTTAGATGATTATGATAGAATTGTTGAGGAAGTTGATAATGAAACTGGTCAAATAATTGGTGAGATTGAATCAGCAGAAAGAGGTGAAACCAAAAATGGATATAAGCTAAATATTAGATATTGTATTTATGATTCTAAAGATTTAAGACAAGATAAATTCCATAAACCAATACATGAAATTGATGAAATGCAATGGATAATCATAGATGACTTATATCTAGGTGGTAAAAACCTAATAGAATACTGTTATGATTGGATTAAAAATAAAAAAGGATTTGAAAAACTTATAAATGATTAAACTATGGCAGTACCAAGTTCAGGACAATTAAGATTAAGAGCAGATATAAACCAAGAAGTAAATGGTAATAATACTGATTCAAATGTATCTTTAGGAACTCTAGCAGATGATGCAGGGTTTGATACTCCTCCTGATACTATGCAGGAGTTCTATGGGTATGTAAGTTATGAGCAACCTACAACATCAGGTACACCAAGCACTTCAAATGTTTATGATACAAGAATGGATGTTAATTCAACAACTTTTAACAATCCAAGTGGTGGAACAGTTCAAAGAGGGTGGTATTTTGGCACATCTACAACAGCTACAAGTAATACTTTTTATGATGATGGTACTACAAACTCTACATCATTTACTTTTTCACAACAATTCACAAGTTTAAGTGGTGGAACTACATACAGAATATGGGCAGTAGTTAGAGACACACAATCACCTCCAAGATTTACAGAGACTATAAGTAGCATGAAATCACAAGGAACATTAGCAGCAGTTAGTTATTCAACTGGATGGGGTTCTGCACAAAATTTATGGGGTTCTGAGGCAGCAGGTGCAGGAAATTTAAGTTGTAATGCAACTCTATCATCAAGTTGTGGTTCATCTTATAATCATGTTTATTATGGTTGGAGTGGTTTAAGTGGAGGAGTTTCTAGGTCAATGACACATACTGGGGCAGCAGCATGGGAAGGATATGCATCAAGTCCAAATGTTACTAGATATTGGGCTTGGAGAACAGATGGTGTTACTACTGAACAAAGATCAAACATGAGTGGTAATATAGGTGGTTGTACAACTGGATATGGTATTACTTCACAAGCTAGTCATAACTGGTATAGTTTACCAGCAGGTAATGCTTCAACTAGAAGAACATTAACTGGAAAAAGTGGTAGTGGATACTCTAATGAAACTTTCTGTAATGTAGGGACACAATATTGTGGTAGTGGTTATGCTAAAAGAGAACTCAATCAAAATGGTGCAGGTTCTTGGAATTTTTATGCTTTTAACTATATATAATAATCAAT